CATGATTAATTTTTTTTTGATTGATTTCTTCGACAAAGATAAACGCAAGAATCTTTTAAAACCTAATTTTTTGTAAACTTTTTTTTCGTAAAGATTAAGTTTTGTAGGGGCAGTAACGTTTACATGCCGTAATTTTTTTTTCATGAAAAAGGGCAGCACCCGTCGGTACCGCCCCCCTCAATCAAAAAATCTGCGATGTGTGACGCCATCGCGAAATCATAGCTGCAAGGTACGAATTATTTCGTTCGTTTCTTAGTGCGTCCTAGAACTACTGCTTGCAAAATCCTTTTTAGTACGTCTACTACTTTGTCATCCTTGGTTGATTCTGTAAGTGCAGTTATCGTACCTGCTGCCGTAATAATAGCTAGAGCAATTTCGCTCCAATTTAGAAGTAAAAAATCCATAAAACGATGGTTTAGTTTGCTTCGAAGATACGCCAAACGGGGTCATGGTTGGAATTGTGATTGAGTTCTGCAAACCAACCGCCAAGCCGCGGCGTGTTAAATCCTTTTTCTGTTGCCCATCCCGCAAACCTATCGCCAAGCATTTTGTAACTGCCAAGCTGCAAATGGTGGGTGGTATTTTGGTACATCCGCATGGATTTAATTTGAACCCTGTCAACCGTGATAGGTACGTGCCATTTTTGGTGAGTATGCCCCCTCATAATGAGGTCGGCATCTGGAAATTGCATCTGGTCAAGGTCGACGTTTAAGACTCCTTTGCTTCGCTTTGCATTTCCTCCATATCCGTGGTGGTAATGAACCATGCTGACGGTCTGCCTGCGGGTGTTTTCCTTTTGGTAAACTATCTTGAGCCAACCGCTGTACCCAGCGACTAAAGGTCGCCGTTCTTTTGGGTACATCTGAGCCAATCTGTCGAGCGGGCTGGTATGCATTCTTTTCTCGATATTGGTTTCGTGGTTGCCCCGTCCAATGAATCGAATGCAGGTGTATTTCTTGAGCCGTTCGTATGTATCTTCAATTACGTCATCCAGATACGTTATGCTCTTGTATTCTGGTCGAATATCTGAATAGCTGCTGCGGGGGTCATATTTGCCGCCCATTAGGTCGAATAAATCCCCGAATATAAAAACCAAAAAACCCTCTGCTTCTGCCCGTTCTAAATGCCTAAAAAGCCGCGGTCTGTCGCATTTGACTGAATCAAAGTGCACATCGCTGATAAATAAGAATTTTAGCGGCGTGCTGCTGCGTACCTCATGGCACGTCCTGCTAACCTGCTTAATACTTGTAAAACCATGTAACGTCTGGGCTTTTGCTTTCGTCATCATCAACGTGTATAAATGTTTCCCCAATGCCCATGCGATTGAATCCTACTTTGTGAAGTGCCATAAGTACCAAATATCGCGTCCGACTGTTTGGTGTAAGAATGTCTGCAGCTAGTCCCTTTTTGTGAGGTGAATTTTTAACGGCTCGCGGGTTTCTTTTGAGCAAATCTTCGTTGTATGCCTCAGTTCGAAATCCACCGCCGCTGCTAATTCGAAAAGGTACGCCTGCGATATGTCGCGCCTCATCCAATAATCGCAGAAATTCTGCGTCCATGTTACGTCCGCTTCCTTGTAAATCTGGGCTGTCAAATTCATCTAATGTAAAGTACCGTAATTTTTCCATTTTTAGTCAACGTCAATTAGTCCTGCTTTGACTAACGCTCGCTCAACTCGGTTCATGCTCTCGGTAAGGCGCACCAGCACATCTTCGACACGCTGCTCCGTCCGTTCAATCTGTTTAATTTTTTCACGTAATCGTGCCACGTCATTGCTCTGTTTGATAAATGCCAAAATCGTTGCTAAAACGAAAGATGCAAATGCTATTACCGCCTCGTCAGTCATGGCTCTAATTTAAGTCTGTTTTTTTATTGATTTTTTTGAGCTAATTGGTCGAGTAAATTGCTCAAATCTTGCGGTATATTCCACTCATTTGCGCCGCTATCCTGCAACCTCTGGTGATGGTCACGGACAAGCTGAATGCCAATGGTCATATTGTTTGTGTATTCCCGTCCATAAATGTCAGGCATCAAACTACAATTTCGCTGCCTATATTCAGCCCAGCGGCTGTTAATTTCATGCGTTGCGCCTTCGTCCAGTGTCATGTGATTGCTTCTGTATATGTGGTAAATGTTCCCCCTGATTCGCCTGGCTTGTCGATATTTTCAAAAAACGCCATTTCTCGTTCCTCACCCGTAAAATCGCCAGTGTTTGAACCATACAAAACGGCGTAATTTGCACTTGTCCAACCTCCGCTTGTTGTAATTTGGCATTCGCCTGAGCCTAAGTCGATTGAGCTGCCTAAATCAATTTGAATCCAATTGTTTGCTGCAGTACTATTGCTGAGCGTCCACCACATGGAGCCAGCGGAGCTTCCGCTTCCATCAAATGCCCTCCAGGCATCGTAGCTTCCATACTGATAGCCCCTAGTTACTACATACGGTGAGGGAGTCGTGGCACTGGTCATATTTGCTGGGTACGCCGTACCGCCTCCACCCGTGGCAGTATATAACCGAAAATTGCCCATAGCAACTTGGCTGCTGACTGGATTTTTGCTTGCATCAGTCATCTGCAACCTCCAGTACCTCTGTTGCGTAGCTGCCGCCGTTATGTTGAATGTGTTTGACGTGGTTGTTGTACTAACCAATTTGCCAAATTCTAACGATTGAACAGTGATGTATGCCCCCGTTAAAATGGGTCCGTTGGTAATTGAAAAAGTGCCGTCAGAATTATCCGTGATTGTCTGGGTTGTTTGCTCCACATCACTGCTGTTGAATAATTTGACTAAATACTCCGCACCTGATACATAGTTGCTAACCGTCACGGTGCCTGTTTGCGTGGCTTCAAAATTCGAGATGGTTGCGACCGTCGGAGTCGTAGAAGTAAACAGCCCGCTGCTAATGCCATCTTCGTCAACTTGAAAAATGATTGTACCCGCTTGATTTTTGACAATAAATGCTTGAGCAGATTCATTCGAATCGTAATCAAGCACCATGGTAATATTGCCGTTGCTGGTTATTTCTAAATCGTCAGGAAAAGCTGCACCCGAACTAACTGGTGCTATTGAGCTGGTTCCCGTACCGCTGAACAACAAGCTCGTACCCTGTATGCTTCCGCTGCTGCTGACTGAGCTAGCACTCACGGTGCCGCCTATCGTAGCGTTGCCTGTGGTGGTCAGTGTGCCTTGGCTTACGAGTCCCAAGGTCCCCGTTACTGCTGCAGCGGTTACGGTCGTAAACGTTGGGGTCAAACTAGGGGTAAATGTTATCGTGTCGGTCGTCGCATTTGTGGTGATTGCAAGGTTGGTGCCTGCTGCCAAGGTGAGCGTATCATTTCCTGAGTCAGCAACTACGTCTGACTGCCCGCTAACTTGGATTGTATTAAAACTATCTGAGCCGCCGCCACCTGAGCCGCCCCCGTCAGCTGCTACCCACTCGCTGGCTGAATTGTCCCAGCTGAGCACCTGCCCATTGGTTGGGCTGGTGGCATTGACGTTTGCCAGGTCGCTGAGCTCGGCCAGAGCAATGCGGGCGTCTGCGTCGCTATTTGTGTAGAGGTCAGCAGTGCGGGCCAGGGTGCCGCCTGAGCTCGGCAAGTAAATAGACGCGGTGCCGCCTGTGTGGCGTAAGTAAGCCGACCCGCTGGCGCCTGTTATTATAAACGTGGCGCCGGCTTCTATCGTTACGCTGGCGGTGTTTGCTGTGGTATTCCCCTGAATGGTTACCGCAGTGAATTGGGTGCTGCCCGTGCTGTCTGTTGCTACGTTTAGCTCAATGGTGCCAGGACTGGTTTCTGTCAAGTCCACGCTGGTATTTGCACCCGCTTGCAGGTGTGCCGCTGTGTCGGTAATACCTACGAAGCTGCTCGTCGTTGCCTTGCTGCTATCCTTGTATATACCAGCTCCGCCGCCTGTAAATGCACCTTTGAGCAGTGATTCGGTATTTTGCTGGAAAATTTGCAGACTGTCGATGTCTGAGCTGTTTTGATTGGTGTCGCTTTCTACGTCATCAAGGTTAACTGCTTGCGTGATGGTAATTAGGTCAACTTTTTCCGAAATTTCGCCTGTAATAACTTCTGTGACTGGAGTCACAGGCGGTCTGCCACCTGTTATGATTTCGTTGTTGAATTGACCGCTAAAAGTTGCCGTTGGATTTGATATCGTTCCAGAATTTTCTAGCTGTAAGCAATCAACCCTGTAAATGCCACGAGCAGCGGTAAATTCTAACCCGTGGATGCTGTAATAATCACCACTGTGTACGATGGTATCAATAAGTGAAATGCCTGCGGTCGAGCTGGTTCGGCTATCTCGTACCTCACCTGTCAGCTTTTTTATGTTTCTCGATTGCCCTTGCAGATACTCCTTGGCAACCAAATTATGCAGGTTAATATCAGCCGCAAGATTGCTGTTGCTTTGCCATTCGCTCGGTTGAGTTCTTGTGCCGTTAGCTCGAATAAAGAGTCCGCCACCTCTGGTTCCTAATAAATCACTAAAAAATACCGTTGGCAAATTTAGAATTTCGCGAGCATCGGTATTGGAATTTTCTGCCTTGAATGTGATGTCACTGCCTCCAATCTCAAAGATGTCGGTAGGGTAAATTGTTGCGCCCAAAATGGACGGCGCAGAGGTCGTGTCAAACAGGTCACCAATTGCTGCTATATACGTTGCTTGCAGTCCGTCTGAATCAACTGGTATAATGGTCCATGCTATTGTGCAATCCTCGCTGGTTAAATCTGCGGGCAGTGGCGTCAGGTCAATGCCCATTTGAAAGGTCAAATTTTCCTCATCTGTCCAAACTAATGGCGGTGTGTACCAATCGATTCTTGCATTGCTTGAGGTCGACCAATTCGACGCATTTTCTGTAAACGTAACTACTTGGGCAAATCCTCCGCCATCCGTAACGTAAACCCCCGTGGTTCCTTGAATGGTCAAAGCCCGTTGAGCATAGTACTGCCCGAATCTCAATTTCGCCGAAATTTTGAACCGTCCTGCTCGTTTTGGCACTGAATCAAATGCTTGGTTACTTGTGCTTCCTTCTACGTGATTAAAATTGGCAGAAAATCTTAAGCTAATAACCGAGCCCTCGCCGTACTCAATGGTCGGTGCTGTCAACAACGTTGCATCGTACGAGCCATCGTGAAAATTATAAGAGTTTGGTACCCCGCTGTATTCGTGGTCAACTACGAAAGGACTGCTGGGGTATTTGAACGTGCGTTCAACCTTCAAAAGCGGGTTGAGCCATCCCTTTCTAAATCCCCGTAATCTTTTTAATCCTGAGCTGTCAAGGTTGAGTTCCTGTCGTGCAAGGGTTGCTGATGCCGTGGTGCCTACATTGTTGACCGTTACCCCAGCAAACGAGTCGGTATCGTATTCCTGCCCATTTAAGCCGTCTACAATGAATCCAGAATCAATTGTGGGGTCTATACTACTTCGCCAATAGATACGTGCTCCTAGCCCGCTTAAAATGCCTTGCAGGACGTCATATGTTTTCAAATAAGTGCTAGGAAAGGTATCTGTGTTGACAAACGTAGCGAAATTCATTTGTCCGTATTCCCATACCGAACGGTAAACGCTGTTCCAATCTTGGGCTTTGTACCACGTCAAAAGTGTCGCACGATGCGTGTCGCTGGTAACGTCCCAACTCCGCATGCGATTCAGACAATTTGCAACCAAATTGGCAACGTATGAATACCCGCTGCTTCCCGTGTTAAAATCATCGTTGCGTAAACCCGCTAAATCATCAATGGCAATGAGCCGAAATTCTTGTGGGTAATATTCGTCTGAATAATCCGCGATGTCTGCTAACAAACCGCCCCGCCAATAAAGGTGTCCTGCGGAGTAACTAGCCCCGCCATAATACACTTCGACTTGGTACCGCCCTTCAGCACTTCCTGCTATGTCCGCTAACAGCTGGTCATCATTGCCATTTTGAATGAAGTAGGTGAACTCAATTGTGCTCGGTATAACCGCTTGGCTTCTGTCGGTATCGTTGCCCTCATACCTCAGCACAAAACCGTCCGCTCCGCAGGTAAATTCTACGGGTGATGAGCCGCCGTATGTGGTGTCGTGAATAACGATGTGCCACGCCCGTCCGTCATCATCATTAAAATCGCTGTAATATTTGACCGCCATTTTTTATCTGTATCGTGATTGATTTCGTGTGCCGCGTTCATGAACAAGCAACAAATTTCTGCCCTGAATAACGCCATGCACATTTACGTCATTTGACTGGTTGCTATTTGGTAATAATCTGCTCGCAAATTCGCCCATTCTTTCGAACGGTATAACCATCTCTTTTCCGCTTGGATTGTCCCCCAATAAACTGAGCATTGGTCCCGTGACCATACCGCCCTGAGCAAATGCTGGTACCGTCGAAGCAAACAAAGATTTTGCCGCGCCAGCAGCCGCTCCTGCCAATGCGGGAGCAAGCACCAAAGCCAGTGGACCAGTTGCACCTGCTGCTTCAAATGCATTCCGTATTGCCATTGCCACAACTTCCGCCAAGATTACGCCCAATGCCTCCCGTCCCGTAGACTTGAGTGCCTCGTTAAAACTTTGGTTTTCTTTTTTGGCGTTAATAAACGCCTGTCCTAACGCATCACCAATCGTGTTGCCAATGTCCTCTGCCTGCTCCTTCAATTCCCTGAAAGTATCGCTGACAATTTCAGGCAAAGAACCGAAAGCACGGCTCAGTTGCTGACCTACCGTAAGCCCCGTTTCTCCAACCTGTATCAGTGAGCTTCTAAAACTTGGAATGAGTTGCTTGCCCTCTTCAATGCTTTTTGTCATTTCGTCAAGCGTCTCGACCATCGTTTTTTGCCGTGGCTGGCTGGCGGCAATTGCTTGGTTATATTTTGTGAAAGCAAGACTCAATTGGTCGAGTGCTGGAGTCAATTTTTCGACTCGTTTGGTAGCCGTTTCAGCACTACCGCCACCGCCACCGCCACCGCCAAAAATGTCATCAAGCGATATGCCAGTCCGTTCAGCAGACTGCTGCATACGCCGCTTGATAATGTCCATTTCTTCGCTCAGCTTTGCTTCTCGCTTTCGTAACTCATCAATGAAAAATTGAGTTTGTCTTTCAAATGCTTCTTTCTCTTGTGGGCTGTTGAATCGCATTGCGGATGCAGGTGTCTCCATTAGAACGGTCTGCCCGTTGATTTCAACCTCAAAAAATTCACCGTTCAGCTCATCTATGCTTTCCGCAATGCCTTGCTGTGTCTGAATCAACTGAGCTTGCAGGTCAACCAAACTGTCTTCGTACGCCTTTAAAATGGCTTTTTGCTGTATGCTTTTGGTGTACGCATCAACCGCATTTTTTAAATCCTTATAGCCCGTGGTTTCAGCATCGAGATTCGCGAAAGTTTCGGGGGCAATTTGATTCAATCGAGCTAAAACCTCCCGCCGTTTCGACAAATTATCTCCAGCCAATTTATACGCCGCTGCAAGCCGCTCTACTTCGGTTTTTTCTTCCGCTACTGACTCCAACCCTGCTGTGCGGGTTTTGTCCGCTCTATCCTCGGCGGTTTCAACCTCCTTTTGCCGTTTACTCAAAAGGTATAAACCTCCTGCCAAAGCCACGACGGCTGCCGTGACTGCGACGTATGGATTTGCGAGTGCGGCAAGGTTGTTTCTAATCTGCGCTGCGGTTGCGCTATTCAACGCAATTTTCAGTTGACTTAAAGCGAAGACAAGTTGCCCGCCTAAAAACAGTAATGGTCCAATTGATGCTGCCGCCGCAGCAAAGCCTAATCCCAACGCAATTGTTGCTGGATTAGCCGACGCAAATTTGCTTACCAGCTTTGTCAAAAAATCCAGTAAGCCATTGACCTTGGGCAACAGTTTTTGACCAATGGTAGTAGCCGCTGCGCTCACCGCAGATTTCAACTTGTCAAAACCGCCTCTTGTGGTTTCCTCCAACGTCTTTCTTGCTTTGGCTGCTGCACCCGTTCCTTCGACTTGTTTGGTGATGTATTCATCCAGTGAATCGGTCGTCCCCTGCAAGACTGGAATAATTTTACCAGCACGGTCGCCAAAGAACTCAAATGCCTCCGCTACTGAAAGGTTGCCGCTCGTGATGGCACGTAGAGCCTCCTGTCCGTCATACCCCGCTTTTGCCATCGTGGTCAACGACTTGGTTAAAGCCGTACCAACCGTCGACGCATCAATGCCCGCATTTACCAGAATTCCAATCGCCGCACCCGTTTCCTCCAACGATAAACCCAATGCGTTAGCAGTGGGTCCGACTGTACTCATAGCAGAGTCGAATTTTTGGAGGTCTAGCGCACTGTTACCAAACAAGATTGCCATGTTGTCGGCAACCCGTCCAGCCTCAGATGCATCAAGTCCGAATTGGTTGAGCGTAGCACCAATGATTCTCGCCGTCTCGCCAAGGTCTTGGTCAAAGGCAATTGAAAGGTTCAAAACCTCTTCTGTCATTGCCTCAATTTCGGAGCTGCTTTTACCCAATTTTGCCAGCTCCAATTGCAACGATGCAACTTCGTCTTGGGTCTTGCTGGTGCTCGCTCCTAATGCCTGCGCCTGAGCCGTCAGCCGCTTCATTTCTCCCGCCGTGAATCCACTGACAGCCTGCACCTTAGCCATTGCGAATTCGAAGTCCGCTGCGGTCTTCACCGAAATAGCCGCTATGCCAAGCAACGGAGCGGTTAAAGAACGTGATAAGTTAGAACCAATCTGCTTCATGTCAGCAGCCGTCCTTTGCATCTTTTTTATGCTCGTTTTCAGAGCCTTGTCAAACTGTCGAGTATCAGCCCCGAACAGTATCCGTAGTGCCGCCGTTTGTTTTGCCATGTCGATTCAGTGCTTTTGTCATCCTTTCGAATTTAGCTCTTGTTTCCGAATCTAACGTGGTCGGCGGGGTGCTAATGCGTCGTTCGTATTCGTACGGGTTAAAGTCCTCCCAGCTGGCTGCTTTGGACGTTTTCCCACGGTTCAAATTGTACGTGAGTGCAAGCAACTGGCTGGTGTGCATCCATTGCCTCTTGTCAACCGTTTCTAAATACCTGAGCTGATGCTTCAACTCACCAAAAGTGCACCGCCAAAATTCTTCTGGTTTAATGCCTTGCTGCAAGCTGTAAGCATACAATTGCTCAAACGTTATTTTGCTTTCCTCTTGGTCTTGGTCGGTAACTTTTTTTTTCCGTCATCAAGGTTCATTGCTTGAGTGATAATGTCAAGCAATTCATCCAGTGGCGTGCTACCAATTAAAACCAAAAATTTGCCCCGCGAAATTGTCATTTCGGTATCGTTGAGCATACAAAAAGCACGAGCCGCGTGCCACAGCAATTTGGGCACGTAGCTCAATGCATTTTGTTCTAGATGATTCTCGAGGTTATGTAACTCAATTCCTGCTTCCTCCACGTACTCGCCAAGTGCGAACATGTTAACCAGTAAATTGACTTTCGTGCCGTCCGCTAAGGTCAGCTCAAATTGCCCTCGAAGTTTGTTCATCTATTAGTCGTTGTTGTTGTTGAAAGTAGCGTTGGTGTCATCGACAATTGCCTTGGTGATTGCGCCGTCGCCTTCAAAGGTAACGCTGTAACTAGCAATTTCGTTCAAGCCAGCACTTTCTTCGTAACTGGTGATGTACGCCTGACCGTAGTACATGTAATCGCCATCTACGCCAGTTGTCCAACTCAATCGTAGGCGAGTTTTTGCCGTCCACAAGTCAAATAAATCAATCGCTCCTTTTACGTCAGAAGTAACGTCAAATTGAATCAATCCTTCAGCACTCATGCTCCACGTCAAGCCGCCAGTCAAAATCTCACGCTGTCCGTCATTATCCTTGGTGGTTGCATCAAGTACCTCCATGCTGCCAGTAAACGTGCCTGAAGTCGCACAAGCTACCAATTCCCATGTATCGTTTTCAGCCACTACGTCACCGTATGTGCCGCCAATAGTTGGGAAGTCAGTATTGGTGGTATTGCTGATGTAAACACCAATCGCATTGGAGCGAATTTTACCCGTTGTTGTTGCCATCTTTTTTCTCTTTTTCTGTAATCTTTAATTCTGGAAAATTTCCGTCTAAAGGTACGCAAGGAAAAGTTGCCTCCTTTTTGGCAAAGTTGCCATACGGGTTCATGCTCATTTCGTTTTTTATGTCAACGATGTAAGGTCGGTCAATACGAGCAATTTCAGCCCGAATTTTATTGCATTCCCACATGATTTTGTTGAAGCTCTGGTCAAGTCCTCGGTTTAATCTATGCTCGTAGAAATAATTTTTTTTGAGTTTGATATTCTCTAGTAAATATCGTCTCGTAAGCCGCCCCACATTGCTTAATGCTCCCGTGAATAATCGGCACTGTTTTGTCCGCCAATTTAGAATGTAAAATTGCGCCATGCCCCAATACGGTATGCCGTTCGTCATTGCTTCGTGAGCAAGTCTGCTGTAATCCACGTCCAAAATGTTGTCGCTGCAAAACTCCATGTAATAGTCAAAATCACGGTTCAAAATCTCTTTGGTAACCGCATCAAATTTTTGACCTAATGGCTTGTTTGGCGACCAAACGGTATCGTATCCAAATGATTCCGCAATTGCTTGACTTTTCTTCTCGCTTACTCCTACAATTACAAAGCTGTCATGTCCATACTCGGCAAGCTCTGCTCGGGTGCGCTCTAACGCCGTAAATGCCAGTTTCGTGATTGACGGTCTGCGGAATGCTGTTACATGAATTGCTACCGTCATGGATTTGCTGTGGTTCGTTCCGTCATGTGCACACTGTATTGTTGTGTAAAGGTAAACACATCTGTCCCCTCGAAAACGTCGCTTGCCATGTTCTGCATTCGAATTTGACCAACGTCAGAATTGCCAGCAAAATTATCAAGTGCCGAACGAATCGCTAAGCACGTCAGCCAAGCGTTACGAGGGTCGCCAAAAAAGGTGGTAACCTCGACCGTAAATTCGTCATAGTCCACCCGTCGGTCTTTGGTGTCAATTGGTTCGGTGCTGACCAGTTGAACTGTGACCGCTGGCAACTCGCTGCCTTGCAACCTGACAAGCGGAAAAATATTATCCGCTGCAACGTAACTGGTTACGGTGCCGTCGGCTTTCAAAATATCAATAATGTGGTGGAGCATTACAGTCCGTTTTTCTTTTTGAATTCTGCAAGTTTCGCGAAAATATCTTTCGCAAACAAAGCCTCGCTTGCTGCCCGCTTAGAATCGAAAGCCTCGTCGAAGTAATATTTCCCTTTTGTGCCCGTATGGTTTATCCGCTTGCGCCGCATCCATCTGCCCGCTCCATCAACTACAATAAATGCCCTGCTTTTCTTGCTTCCACTGCTGATATACGTCGAGCCATCTTTGCGTTTCCTTTTACGTTTTCCAACCTCGCGAATTCCAGATGCCGTGTCGCCCGTAATCAGGTGACCAGTGAACGCATAATTCTGCTTGTAAGGAATGCGGTAACTGCCGAGGTTGCGGTACGTGATAAAATCCTTTTTTGCATGCTCAATTACGACGTATGCTTGCCCCGCCTTTTTTGCGTACTTGCCATTCGCCGTTCTGATACTTTGAGCCAATGTCCCGCTGCCCGTCTTGGACAATGCCGTTCGTTTCGCCGCATCCCGCATGCCTTTGACCGCATCTCGCTGCGTCTTCAAAAGAAACTGCGTGCCGAATTCAAACGGCAGTTTTTGTAACGCCTTTTCTAACGCTCGAAATTGATTGATGTCTAACGTGATTCGAGCATCAAGCATTATCCCTCAATTCAGTTGTAATTAGCAGCAATTCTTTACGTCCAATTTCCTTTGTACCCGTGACGTAATAATTCTCGCTGTCGTACTCAATTATCATGTCCTCTGTAACGTCCGTTCGATACCGTATGGTAAATTCGGTTCGATTCGTCGCTACAAGTTGATTTTCCCCAACCGCCTCGCCAGCCAATCGGTCGAGCTTTTTTCCCCATACCGTAGCTAAGGTCGTGAAAGTCGCCACTGGGTGGTTCCATGCATCACGGCTAACCGTCTTTTGCTTCAAAATAAGCCGTCTATCTAGTTCGCCGACGTTCATAGTACCCTAAATTGAGAAAGTAAGCTGCTGACCGTCAAGGGTACATCATTTGCCGTCCGTCCAATAGCCACGGTCATTCGGTTTTCATAGAAGTGCGCAACCAGCAACCGAATCGCCTGCACAATCCCTTTCGGCACATCCGCCTCGGCATACCCTACGGTAAAGGTAATTTTGATACGGTTCAATGCGTAAGAATATAGGTCGGGCACATCATGAAATGCAATCCGTCCTGAGCCGTTGGCAAATTCGTAGTAATATTTTGAACTTGCCAGTTCCGTCAAAACGTTGCTGGTATTGATGTAATGCACAGATGTGATTTCCGTCACAGGTCCCACTGGAAATCGAGTGGGGTAAAACGTATCAATGTAACCCAATGCACCCACATCACCCAGCCGTATGTTGCAGTGACTTTCGATGTAATCAATTGCCGCATCCCTCATTGCCGCAATCAACGTGTCATCTGCATCTGAATCGACGCGGGCGTAGGTCTTTAAATCTGCGACCGAAATAATGTCGTCCAGACTTGGGGTCGATGTGTAAGAAACTAACATGCTCAAAAATACACAAAAGCCCGCAGACTCATCCGAAGATGAAGTCCGTGGCTTTCATGGCTTGCGATGCCGCTTGCATTGCAATTTTCTTGTCCTCTTTTAATTTCTTAACCCAACCGTTGATGTATGCTTGGCTGTTATCGTCATTGTAATCAATCCCAACCGTTGCGCTAATGAACTGCGCTCCAATCTCTGCAACCAATTCTTCGACCGCATACGAATCTGTGCCAAACCCTTCCGTCTTAGCGACGCCTGCGCGATTCAAGCAGGACTTGTGACCAGTTGAATGAATTAACTCGTGAAAGAAAGTGTGGCAGTATGCTTCTGCCGTCTCAAAATCATTTTGCTCTGGCATCTGAATGTGGTGCTTACTAGGAACGTAATGAGCAGAACTGCCACCGTTGAACCACGTGGGGCGTACATCAGCGGGGTAAAGATTGAAAACGTAGTCCGCTGCTTTGGTGCTTCCAACGTCTTCGTGCTTTTTCTCAATTACTGGAAAACGCGGCTCGATATTTTCACAATCTGCAATGTTGAATACGTTGAAGTATTTCGGCTTGAAAATTTTCGTACAATCCTTGGTTGTGCCATACGCATTCAAAACCGCCTGTTCATTTGGGTACCATGTACCGTCTTGGTGCTTGAATGATACTGCGTAGTAAACTACGAATTCGCTTTTGGCTCCCTTGCGTACTTGTCCGCCCTTTTCCGAACATTGCTTGTACGTCATCCACTCGTTGTATTTGAACCCACGGTCTACGCAAGCGGCAGAGAGTAAAAATATATTAATTCCCTTGTATGCCTTGCCAGTAGAATTGTTGACTGGCATGCCGAGGTCATTGCCGCTCCATGGTCGGAACCACTTGAGTCCGTCTTTTTCGAGTCCTGCGATTACTTTCTCGGTGATTCGGCTGTAGATGTCTTGTGTCATGATTTCTTGATTGATTGATTGATTGATTGATTGATTATTTGGTCTGCGCTTCGAAAATTTGCTTTTTGATTTCATCTCGTTCAGCGAGCAACTTCGTCAACTGCTGCTCCCATGCTTTAACCTTGTCATTGTAGTAATCCCATCCCCAGTCATTGGTGAGAAACAAGTTTCGGCAATCTTGGTCGGAATTCATTTTTGCAATTACGAAATCAATGTCGTTCCATACTGAATCCAAGTTTGCAAACAAAGCAGCTTCGAGGGGGTTGTTTAAATTGTTCATTTTTTTAGATTTTTTTGATTGATTGATGGGACAAATTACGGGGGCGGACGTGATACCAGTCAAGCATTTCCTCAAAAAAAATATCGTAAATCTTAACTTTTTTTTCTGTTTCGTTGATTTTACTGACGTTTGCTGCCGTAAAAAAAAATGTAGATTTTTTGACTGAGCACAAAAAAAGGGCAGCCGAAGCCGCCCCTTTCTGTCGAACCTAACCCTGTAAACCTTATGCCGAAATCAAATCATTGGCAATGCTCAACGCGCCTGGCTGACGTACTGCAACGTCATAGTAACGGTTGAGGTGCAAGTTGACCTGCCCCGTAGATGCCGCGCTGTATGGGTCAACCAAAATGTCGATGCCTGAGAAGTAAGCCAAAAGTAAGCCCTGTCGGAAGTTACCGAAAATCATTTGCCCAACTGTGCCAGAAGTCTCGTCAGCGAGGTGCTTTGTGGCAACTGGTCGGTAACCATTGAATTGCCCATTGTCGAACAATGCAGAAACGTTAGCAACCTGAGCCAACTGCTTGGACAATCGATACGTCGTTGGACTCATGACATAAACGCAACCGCTCAAATCACCGCCTGCCGCTAATACTGCCGCTTCCATTGCCAACGCAACGTTGGTGCTGAAAGTGGTGTCGGTAGCACCAGCAGTTGACTGGTCATCTACGTCGCCATCAGCCAAGATTGCTGCGAACGCCTTTCGGTCAATGATTTCTGTCAATTCCTGACGTAAATCTGACGCAATCAATCGGTCAACCTCTGGTCCGCCTTGCAAAATCAATTGCTGTGAGTAAGTGGTCTTCGTAGAAAGTCGGTTTGGACTCATGGTGATTTCGTCCATTTCCATGTCCGAACCAGTAGACGCAGTTACCTCGCCAATTTGCGTGGCTGTACCCGCAACGCTGAT